TGCTCATAGACCATCTCCAAAAGGAGAAGATCTGTGGCAGTGGCTATATCAAATGAACCATTGGTACCCATTCCCTGTCCTCTTTGGTATACCAATTTGGACTTGGAATCTCTAACGTCCCATTCGCATGATACAACCAAGTTGTACCAGCAGGAAGCTATATGACTGCCATATCTGGCAGCCATAAACTCCCTTTGTAGTACGGCGGGAAATGCGTCGGTCCAACTGGACACGTCGTATGACTTAACGCCGGGTCTGATATACTTTTTCAAGTTATCAAATCCCTTGGCGTGATCCGTACTATAGCTTACGTGCTCGTACCTCAGTTTAATGAAGTTTTGAACATCTCGCATGATAGGTTCAAGTAACACTTGTGTCCAGTAGTCAGAAATGGCTACTAAACGGCACTTGTTACCTTTATCCCTCACGGTTGTGATGTATCGCAACCGCTGTCGGGTTACTCTATCAAGTGAGTCGGCACGTGCCTTCATGTATTCATGAAGATCACTATTGCCTGTCAAAATACATAATTCCTTAAAGGATTCATATAATTTGGACCTTGTTAAGGCGTAAGCTTCAAGATCTGCAGTAAGCCACTTAGGCTTACCGTTAGGTCCGCTGGAGGTTACCCTCGTTGAAGGCTTAGTAATAAGCTCAAACGAAGCCGTAGGAACTTTATCTTCGATATAGTTCTTATATCTTTCAACAAAGTCATTTGGTACGTCAAAGGCCTTCTGGATTTCTTTGAAATCCGGAACGTTGTTTCCGTCACATAGACGGTTAAGGTACAAGATAGATCGGACTATTCTGTCTGCAATCTTACACTTATGATCCCTTATACGATAGTATAAAGGTCTAAGTTGATTGAAGCCAGACGGCCATCTATCTTTCTTACCTACTGCAACACGGGTTAGAGGTTCAGGATTCTGACCCTCTATTAATTTAATACAATACAATCGTATCATATTAAACCGTGCAGTGCCTTCCACCACGGAATGGTTTTTAATCATTTCGTCATGGAACGTAATAACCTCTTTTATGGCTAAATCAGAATTGAAGGAGATTTCTTCTCCAAGTCTGTTTAGTACTATATTAAATGTGATAGGCG